GGCGCCTAATTCCCTTGCGCCAACCGCGATCCTGTGAGAATGGCACGATGCGTGCGTTCTTGTTGCCTTTCCACTTCCGCACGAGTTTCGGTGGCGGCTTTGGCCCAACCACGCCGTCGGACAAACGCACGAGCCCCTTCTTAAATGGGCGCCATCCGCCGTCGTAAAGGTGCGCACGCTTACCTACGCGGTTGCCATCCTTGCGCACACCGACGCCGCACCAAATCCGACCCTTGCGGTACGTCTTGGTCTTGACTGCGATATCTCGCTTGGTGCGCTTTGCCTTTGGCAATGCCAGCGCTTTCATCGTGCGCTTCACTGCGTCGCCCCAGTTGCGCAGTCCCTTGCGCACGATCTTCTTGCGCATCTTCTTTGGAAGTTCCGACGCCATCGCCGCGATCCGTTCCAAATCGTGTTTGGACGGTCGGAACTGGATCTTGAATCCGGCTCGTTTTGCGGCGATCAAGTTCACGTCGGATGCCATCCCAATCGGGAATATCCATTTCCACGTTCAGCGCTGCAACGCTCAACGTGGCAAGATCGGTGCTCGTCAGTGAGAACGCCACACGTAGCACCCGACGTGCGGCGTCAGTTAGTCCCGGCCTTCGGCGTAAAGCCGCTCCACCAGCGCTGAAATCTTCTGCACCGTAAACGCGTCAGCGGCGAGCGCTTCGTCCACGCTCGCGAACACTGGTGCGCCGTTCTCGACGAGATGCCGAGCAACCATCCACGCGGAAAGCCGCTGCGGGTCTTTCGCAGACATGTCGAGCGCTTCGATGAGATCGAGCGCTGACGGTCGGCGCAGCTCAACGGCGACGCCGTTCGGAAGCGTTCCGTGCCAGTTCTTAAGAGTGAGTGCGTCTCGAATGCTCATCCGACTGTAATCACTCCTGTGTATTGAAGCGTAAAATTTGCTCGAACCACTTCGTTTGTTGAAGCCGTTGCGCTGAAAGATTGCACAAACGCTTGACCGCTATAGGTCATGCCGCTTGCCAAAGTAATGAGCGCTGTTTCGCTTCCGGCGCCACTATTGATTGCGGCCTCTACTGCCAACATTCCGGGGTCGCCTTGATCGTAGAACATGTCGATTGTTGCCGTACATCCGCGGTTTCCGACAATGTATGTGCGCGGGCCTGTGGCGATGTCGGTGGTGTCGATCATCGTTGCGTCCCTTTGAATCGAAACGGTACCGAGCCCGGTCGATGTTGCAAGGCTTCCCCATTTAAACGATGCAAGCGCTGAAGAAATCGCGGGCATTTAGTTCTCCCTGTAGTAGATGTCCACTTCGCAGTTGACTTCCGCGGGTTCTTGCTCGTCACCTTCGCCGACCGATGCGGCGTCAACGGTTCGGCCACGGAATATCACTGCGTCGAATGTGTAGGAACCAAACAAGTAAGACGCCGGAACACAAGCCGCAGGAACGTTTGAAGCAATGTTTAGCGCCGTGCCTGTTTCCACTGCGACTACTTTGATTTGAGCCGACGCAAGCCAGTGACCGCTCACCGCGCTGCGCTCGTTAGTGGTGATTTCAAAGGTGATCGCTGGCAAGTTGCTGTTTTGCAACCTGTACCCGTGCGTGATTGAGTACGCATTTAAATCGTCACTCGCGTTGAGCATTTCACGTAGTGCGGCTTCGATGCTCATACAACCTCCTCGCACTCGAGCACGGCCACCATGTCGGCTTCGTCGAGGTTGGTGATGCCGAGTATGCGAAACGTGCGACCACGCACAGTGAGCCGATACGTTTCGTTAATACCCCAATCTTGGAGCGAGTTCCAACGGCAACGGATCTCGGCTCGGCGCACAACCGCGACGCCGTCGGCGTACTGTTGCTCGCTCGCGCTGTCTGTGCGCAAGTCAACCCATAAGGACGGGGTTCCCGGCCGCGTCTTGTTGATGTCGGTGAAGTTGCCAGTTCGCATCCCCAAGTCATCCTCGTTGATGCTTGGTTGCAACACAGTTGCAGGGAAGCGAAGTCGGCCGCTCCCGATCATCTGAGCGCCCCGCGTGCGCTGTACGCGTTCATGATGAACTTCAGCGAGAGCGGCACTTCGGCAAGCGAAGCCACCGACGTTGCGTCAGGGTTGGCGTACCACGCGCCAACAAGCGCAACGATGGCTTGTTGCAAAGCGTGCGGAACTTGCGTGTAGCCCGCGGTATAGGTCACCGTGGGGAACGTTCCGTCGTAAATATCCGGCGTCTCTTTGAACTCGAGCGCCGTCAAACTGTCCGTTGCATTCACGTACCAATCGGACGTCGGCATCGTCGTGAGCACGTTGCTTCCGTTGTAGTACGTCACCGATGTGACAGACGCCACTGGTTGAATCGGAAGAATGAAACGCCGCCACTTGTCGAGTTTCGCCGTGCGCGTTTCGCTGGCGAGCCCGATGCCAAGTTCACGCTCCAACAACTCGCCAGCCGCAATGCACAGCGTTGTGAGAATGACATCGTCAGCGGTCACGTCAATGCGCAACCGCGTCTTAAGAATGTCGATTGGTATTGGTGTCGCTGCCATGAAACCCGCGCCGGGGGTTTCCCCCCAGCGCGAGCGAAAGGTAAGAAATGCTCAGGCCGTGATTGCAGCAAACGCGTTCGCAAGCATGATCTTGGAATCGGTTCGCGCGTACGTGTAAAGGGTGACCTGGTGCGTGCTTGCCGCCGAGTACGGATCAACGAGCGACGTCATGCCAGTTCGGTCGAAGATTTCAAAGTAGTTGAAATCGCCCACGACAGCGAAGACGTTCTCATCCGTGTTAGCGGTTGGAACGTATTGACCGATGCTGTAAGGCACACCGTAGAGCAAGCCAGGAGCGCCGCCGACCATCGTGCCTGCGTTCGATGAGGCTTGCGTCCAGATGTATTCGGTGGCGCCGTTCGTGACAACGGAGTTTTTCAACTTGCGAGCAACGCGCACGAACGTGTCCGAGAGAAGCCAACGGAACCGCGGCGAGTTGCGGTATTGCGGCGGAACAAGGTGCACAGTGTCAATGACGTTGTCGGCGGTCACAGTTGTGACGGCTCCGCCGATGTCGGTTTGTTGCGAGACACCAGAAATCTTGGTATTTGCCGACGATCCGGCGATGCCTTCCGGTTGGCTCGATCCGGTGCCGATGGTGTACGCTTCTTCCATCTTGAGCGCCATCGACAGGCCGATGCGGCTTGCGACCCAATCGAGTCCGCTGCCGATGCCGCCTTGACCGATCGCGTCTTCAATGAACTCTTGGCTCATCTGAGTTGCGCACGCGTACTTGTACGGCACCACGGAAATAGCCGTTCCGAAAGTCGGGTCGGTTGCACTGATCGCACCACCTTCCGTCACGAGCGCCGTTGTAGGAAGGTTGCCTTCAACGGTGATCGTGCGCTTCGAGTCGATCGAAGACACTGGACAAATCGAGCGAAGCACGTTCGCCTGGTACATCTTCTCGACAATGCGGCGCTCCATGTCAGTCGGAATGCCGGCGCCGCCCGTGTTCGTTGCGAGCGCGCGCATTTCAGCGGCGTCGCCACGCGCGACAGCGTGAAGCCAACGCTTCGCGTACTCAGGGCTTGCGAGATCGTGCTTGACGTCGGCACGTGCGACCACACCGCGAAACTGCGGTTGCGAGCGCTCTTCCTCAAGTTGCTTGAGGCGCTCTTGTGCTGCGCGAAGCGCGAGTCGGTCTTGGTTCATGCGCTCGACGGCGTCAAGGTCGGCGTCGATACGCGCAATCTTCTCGCGCTCTTCTCCGCTTCCGCGGATTTCGACGTGATGCGTCTTCGCACCAGTGCGAGCGGCGAACGAGTCAAGGGTCTTGCGGTACTCGTGGACGGTGTTCTCAATGTTGTTCAGTTCGTCAGACATGTTGCATCCTGTGCTTGTGAATCTCGAGCCGCAGCGCCGCGGCTTCAATGGCAGCCGCGGAAACACTCCGAAGGCTCGATGAGGTCTTGTCGCCGTAGGCAGCGTCAACAACGACGCTCAACTCCACGAGTCGAGCCGCGGTGACGGTGCGTTCGGTGCGTCGCGGGTTCCATTCATCGCGATCGACGTAGAACCCAAACGACATTTCGCCGGTCAAGTCGCCGCGCTCGAGCATCGCGCGGACGTCGTTGCCGACGCTCGTCTCGGCGAGATCCGCGGTGAACCGCAGTCCGCTCGCGGTGTCGTTGAGCGTGAGCGTGCCGCTACGCGTGCGAGCGAGCAACGCGCTCGCGTTGTGGTTGAAGAGCAATTTGATGTCAGCGCCCGCCAGGTCGCCAAATGCGCCGCGGGTGATTCGCTCACGGAACTGCGGGTTGAACGGCTCGGAGATCTCACGCGACCACTTGCCGTACGGAATGGCAAGGCCGGACAATGTGCGACCCGCAGGTGCACCGATGGTGACGCTGCGACGTTCAAGCGAAGTCATCGACGCTCCCCGCGCTGGTGTCAGCGCCGATGTTGGTTTGACCGCCGCCCGTGCCCATGTTCTTCGCGAGGATCGGATCATCGAGCCCGTCGAGCGGCGCGAGGTTCAGGTACTCACGTGCCTCGTTGCGCGTGATGACGCCGGACTCGACGCCAGTGCGCAGTGCTGCCATTTGCTCTGCGAGCGACGGACGAGAGATCATGTCGCTATCAAACGTCGCCGAGCCGAACGGTGCGAGTTTCGCAACGATCTCGGCCGCCCACGTTGAAAACCAGTGCTGCAAGCACGCATCCACGTACATGCGGCTCAGCCATTCCATCGAGCCGTAAGCGTTCGCGCTGTGCTCGCTCAGGTACGACGTCGGCACGCCATAGATGCGCGAGACATCTTCAACGCTGTAGCGTCGAGCCGCGGCGATGCCCGCATCGTCAAGCGTGCTGCTGATCCGCTCGACGCGCATGCCTTCGGCAAGCACGAGCGGCTTGCCGGCGTTCTCAGCGCCCGCGTGATGCTGTAAGAACTTCTCGCTGATGGACTGCCGTGCGCCTTCGCTCAGCGGGCCTGGATGCACAAACGCCAACTTGGGGTTGCCGGCGTTCTTCATCACTTCGAGTTGCGAGTTCTCTTGTGCTGCGAGAATCTGCAACGACGTGCGGCACAAACGTACGGGCGATTCACCCCACAAGCCATCGAGCCCGACGGCTCGAAGGTGAAGCATCGAGGACATCGGCACATCACCGTAGAGCCGCGTTTTGTAGACGGGCTCAGGCTTCGTGAGGTCGAGCGACACGCTCTCAATGTCGAGCGGCAACAACTCAAGCAATTCTCCACCGAGCGTGCGGTTGATTACGGCGAACGCGTTGCCGTATAGCAGCGCCTGCATCGTGAGCGCTCGACGAAACTCAAAGCCATTTTGCCAGCGGTTGGGTTGCTGCAACAACGCGTTTGCAGTGCGCTCGCTCACGTCGAGCGGCACGCGTGCCACGTCGTTAGCGATGAGCGAAGCCGCGCGGTAGACCGGCGTATACGCGAGCGCCG